ATGAAATTCGTCGGTGTAATGATCCTCGTGCAAATGATCGGTGGTTCTGCCGAGCCCCGGATTGAGACCAAAGTGTTGACCATCCTGCCGATGGAACAATGCGAGGAGCAAGCAGCCAACCTCAACCGGGATGTGGTGCCGCCGAAACTGACTCAGGACGGTGGTATCATCGTATTCGAACGCCGTCAGTGCGCCCTTATGATGGATAGCGAACTGACGGCGGCGGCTAAGCGGATTGGAAACTGAGTGAAGCTGCCGTTCACGACTGATGCCTCTTGTCTGCCGTCGATTTAGGGAAGTAGCCGCGATGCAAGCGTCGTCGGCAGCCCATCGCAAAAAATCACCATGGCGTCTTGTGGAACGGATGAAAGGGCCTTTCGTAGGGCGGTTGCGTCGAAGTGGTTCCACGCTTTCGCCTGCGTCAACTGGACTGCCGCCATGAAAATTCGGTCGCTGTCCGCTCCCCCGTCAGGACCAACTTCGGTCAGAAACTTCGCAAGCGCAGCGAGAAAATCTTGAGCGAAGCTTTGATCTGAAAGTCGGTGATCAAGGGTTGTTATGTCTGAAGGTCGCAGTGCTGCAATGTTTATCATCGCATCCCCTGTTGAATGGCGCGGGTTGCCGGGAAGTCATCAAGCGCTTGCCTTGGCCGCTTCTTCCACGCCCCAATCATAGCGTTGATCTTTGGTTGCACTCGCCGCCGTGCTTCATTCCGATCGGTGCCGACTAAAAGCATCTGGTCATAGTCGGTCATGGTATGTCGAAGCGTGGTCTGCATGGTGATGCCGACCGCCTTACCGATGGATGCCTTCTGCCAGTCCTTTTTGGCGATCTCTGCGACGAAGAACGTGACGGCGAAATCCGGGCATCCGGGATGCTTGCGGCGAATGTGCTTCTCTATCGCTTCCGCCGCAAACTTCGTCATGCTTCACGCCGTCGCTGATTTTCGAAGGCGTAAAAGATGACGCTGGCGAGTTCGTCAGCGCGCCGGGAGACGGGCACAAAGTCCCATTCTTCCTGCGGCTCATTGCGTGCCTGGATCAGCGTTTCTTCAATGATGACGCTGATTTTTTTGACGAAAGCTTCATCGGTATCCTTCCACGGAAGGATGTTCGATTGATCAGACATGATGCTTCACCTCTAAGCGGCTGGCCGGATAAGCGAAGGAATACCTGCAACAATTTGCTTTGCCGCTTCCGCGCGCTGATCTTCAATGATCTGTCGCATCATATCCTCTGGCACGATGCCGTAATCAGTGAGCAATTCCGCGATCTGGTGCGGGGCGATCTGGCCGGAAACCATGTCCGGCTGAAGCTTGGCAATATTGGCGGCGAGGCCGTGGGTGAGGCTGTCGAAGATGGCAGTGGGAATGAAGGTGGTTTGCATAGGTAGCCTTTCTGATTTTTCGACATGAATCTTAGGCCGCGCAGATTCACGCGTCTAGAGGATTGCTAATTTTTGTTGTTATAAAACAAAGGCTTAATATAAGTAAGAACATACTTATTTTTGGCCGTTCGGCGCTAGAACCGACCGAATACCTCGTTTTCCTTCATACGTTCGGTGCTTTCTTGCTCGATCCGGGCGTTGCGCTTGGCAAGGGCTTTCTCGCCCTTTGCGCGGTGATAGGCGGCTTGCGTCCGTTCCTGCCACTTCCGCTTTGCAACGGCGTCCTTGTGGTTGCGGAGTTCCGCGATGGTCAAACCGGCAGCATCCGCTTCAGCTTTTTCGCGAGCGACGATGCCTTGTGCGCGCTTCTGTTGCTGAGCTTTATACTTTTCACGGAATACCGGAGATATTGCCACGTGCTGCTTCCCTGCTAACGAACAGTGAGGCCGGGGTGTCAGAAAGGAAAACCGCCCCGGCCTCATTCCCATGGAGCCGCGCTTTCGCGCACACGCTGCTATAGCGGTCTGGAAATCGGACGCTGTGGGAAAAATGAGGGCGGCGAGCTTTTGGGGACCGGAGACATTAGGATTGGAAGCTTTATCCAGTCGCGTAGCGATCTAAAGAAGCAAAATCCACGTAACAACAATAACCATCTTCTAGGAAAAAGGACATAGCTTCACTATGCGCATAGAAAAGACAAAGGGCCTATTGGCAAGTGTCTAATCTATGCTTGGTGAAGAGCTATCCAAAACCTTCTTCTGAGGCCACCACAGCACACACCTTATGACGGGGTGCAGGGGGAGGACATAACCAAACTAGAGAACCTTGTGACAGGTAAGGCGGGGTCTGACTGTCGCCTTTTATCTCTGGCTTCCTCTGTCCCTTAGAAACAGGCCACCCTTCCGGTGTGGGCCGTTTCCTTACGACTGAGCAGGCGTAAACGTGTCATACCAGTTTGGCGATATCGACGCGTTTTGTGGGTCGCAAGCTACCAGCGGAGCCCACTCCTGCGACGTCTGACATTACGGCGTGAAATCATCGGCGGCTAGGCCAGCCTATTCAGGAAGCAGGTAAAGTCAGACGCTGCTTTTCTGGGTTATATTATAGCAAGTTCACAATCGCCCTGACGAACTATTTCGTTGAAATCAGAAGAAAAACCCCATGCATCCGATTTTCTACCTGCTATAATAGAGACAATTGCAGCAGCAGCGGCAATTGTTTTCACAAACACCCGGCGAAGTCAGACGCGCCGGGTGTTTTGTTGTCTATCGGCTCCTGCTATTGGCGAAATTGCCGGGCCTTGTCTGTTTCCGCATCTCGTCGGCCACCACGCCGCGCATTGTAACTTCCATCTGCCGGGCCATCCGCTTCGCGAGGTCGGCATTCTGTTCAGGTGTCCCGCCGCCGTTCGTGTTGACGGTGACAGGGGCGTTAATCGAGATCGCTTGCACCGGGGCGGCGCTCATGCTGCCAAGGTCCGGCGTGGAAAGCATCGGCGTGCCGGTGACAAGGCCACCTTCGGCATAGCCGGGCATCCTCCCATAGTTCATCGCGTCAAGTGCGCGGGTGCCAATCCGCCGCGTGGCTTCCTTCGTCACGACGTATTCACCGCCATGGACGATACCCTTCGGCTCGTGCTTGCCGCCATCGCCAGTGTATCCCCCTTCCGCGAAGCCGAAGAGTGCGCCGAGCAAGCCGCCGAGGATACCACCGAAACCGCCGCCGCTACTTCCAGCGCCAGCACCACCACCGAACAAACCGGCAAGCGGCCCTTCGCCCATAAGAACGGCCTGAAGGCCAACTTTGATCAGCGTTTGCAACATGGATTGCAACGCCTGTTCCGCCGTCATGGTGCCTGACAAAAGACCGGCAAGGGCGTCCGTGATTTGCGAGCCGAAGAAATGCCCGGCTTCGGCAAGCCCTTCCTGTTTCTGGCGAAGCCCTTCGGTTGCCACTTCCGCTTGCGCCATACCCTGCGCAAGCTGGGCGATCTGGGCGCGCTGCTGAGGGGTGAGGGTGATGCCCGCTCGCTGCGCCTGATTGAGCATCTCTTGCTCATACCGGAGCGCCTGCGCCCGCTGCGCCGTCATGCCAAGCGCCTGTTGTTCGGTGCCCTGCGCCGCGACGTATTCGCGGGCATTGGCCGTGATCTGGCTATAGGCGTCGGCCTGCCGAGTCGCTGCGTCGGTCAGACGTTGAATTTCGGCGGTTGTGTTCTTACTACGGGCGTCGGCGTCCTCAATGTGCCAGTTCTCATTCGACAACGGGAAGGACAGGCCGAAGCTTCCTGCATTCTGGTGCATCCACTTCCGGGCAGCGTCGGACGCATAGCCGAGATCGGCAGCGTTACCCTTATTGTGCTGGCTGTTGCCGGGCGGTGCCGCCCACTTCCGGGCGGCTTCCGGCGATCCATGTTTTTCCAACGCATCAAGCCAAATTTCCTGTTGGCGCTGAATGGAGCGATAGCCGGAGTTGATCGTGACCGAACCGCGAAGGTCGTCGGGCATGGAGGCCAGCATTTTCGCCAGCTTCGCCGCGAAGGCGTCGGCCATGCCGTTGACGTGATCCTGCGCTTTGCCGGACGCCAGCCTGCTAGAAAGGTAGCCTGTCGGATCGTCGGTCGCGCTCTTGAGGTTCACAGACGAAAGCGCCTTGCCGCGCATTTCGTTAGCCAGGGCGATTTCGCGCTGACCTTGCGCACGTGCGATTGCAGCCTGATAGACGGCTTCGATTTGGGCTTTCTTGTCGAGATCGGCCAGCGATTTCGCCAGTTCCGGGACTTCGTTCTTCAGGGCGCGGATTGCGTCACCGAAGTTCTTGATGTTGGCGACGGCGCGGCCTGCGGCGGTATCAGTGCCGGACAAGGTAGCGTTGAGGTTGTCGAGCGGCGGCTTTGCGCCGCGTGCTTCCTCGCCGGTCTTGTAGATGAAGCTTTCGGAATAGCCGTTGCGCCGGTCGAGAATGTCGCGAAGCTTCATCGCCTCGCCGGTCAATTCCTCGACAAGCTGCTTCTGGCGATCAATGTTGAGGTCAATGGTCGGATCGTCGGGATTGATGCCCTTATCAAGCTGAAGATCGGACAGAAGGTCTTTCGCTTCGCGAAGCTTGTCGTAGGTGCTGAGAAGCTGAGACTGGACGTTCCGCGTCGTCTGTTCCTCGATGCGGTTCATCCGGTCAAGCCAATCGTCCATAGCACCGACGACATCAACCACGGCTTTCTTTAGAGCCGTGCCAACGGTGCCGGTGATCTTCGAGAACTTCCGGTCGATTTCGTCGGCGCGCTGAATCACCTCGTCGTCAAGGACAAGGCCAAGGTCGTGAGCTTCCTTGATGGCTCGCCGGATACCGTCGGCACCTTGGCTAATGAGTTCCACGAAACGTTCGCCGCCCGTGCCGCCGAACAGTTCATCGGCAATGCGGATTTGTGCCGCCCGGTCGAATTGCTGAAGTCGGGCAATGATTTCGATAAGCAATTCGTTCGGGTCGGCCAGCTTGCGCTTAAGTTCCGTGGCGCTGTAGCCAAGGCGGGCGAAGGCGTCGGCGGCGCTGCCCTTTCCGGTGACAATGAATTCGTCTGCGCGAAGGGAAAGCTCCTTCATTCCGTCGACAAGCGCGTCAACCGGGATGCGGGCTTGGTTCGCCACATGGGACAGTTCTTGGAAAGTGCGATTGGATAGACCGGCGCGCTTGGCTTCTGATCCGATGTTCGCCACGCCCCTTGTAAGGTCGGTGACGCGGCCAATGATGGCATCCAGCCCGCCGATTGCCAGCCCGCCCACGATACCACCAGCCAGCCCCTTGCTGAATGCGCCCATGGTCTTCATGGCATTGCCCATGGCCTTCTCGATGCCCGAACCGGCGTTTTCGGCGTCCTTCTTCATCTGGCCGAAGTCGCGGCGGGTCCGATTCTTACCGCGCTCAAGGTCGCGTTCGAATTTCGTAAGGCGGGCCTCAAACGAGACCAAAAGGCGCTGTTCGTCGTCTGCCATCTGATAGGCTCCTATGCGGCTTCGGCTTCGTCGCGAAGCCGGTCAAATTCATCGGGATCGAGGTCGAAAATGGATCGGCGGTTGTCGTTCGCAACGGCACGGGACACGGCCATGGCGGCGGCAACAGCGCCGTCGATACGGTCGGTCTTCTTGCCCTTGTGCATCCGCACAAGGCCGGTATCGTTGCGGCTGGCAACGACGCTATCGAAGTGATGGCGAAGGACCGGGTGCCCGTTGTGGCGAATATTGAAGCCATTCACGACGCGCTCAAGGGTGCCGATGGCCGGTCCCATGGTGAGCGGTCCCTGTCGCATCTCAATTGCAGGCAAGCCGTCATCATGAAGGCGCTGCATGGTCATCCGGGCAAGGTGCGGGTCGAATGCGATTTCCTGGACGTTGTCATTGTCGGCGCAAATCTCGCGAATGTGCTGCTCGACAGCTTCCGGCTCGATCACCGGGCCGTCAATTACGGTAATCAAGCCTTCATCGCGCCACTGTTCATAAGGCACGCCGTCACGCTGCGAACGGCCCTTCAGGTCATCGCCCGGCACAAAGAACCACGGGTGAACGAAGATCCGGCCATCGTCGTGACGCCATGCGCCAACCACGGCAGTCAGGTCGCCGTTCACGGACATATCGACTCCGAGGAAGCACGGCAGCGCCGCAAGGTCGACAAGGTCAAAATGCTGATCAATCCCGGCGTCATAGGTCGCCATGTTGAACAGCGGGTCGCGGGAATGGGCCTGCCAGATATTCAAGTTGAACTGCTGAAACGCGAACCGTTCGGCGGGCCGGTCGGCTGCTTCCTTCGCAGCGGTGCGCAAGGCGTTCAAGTTCGGGAAGCCGTGGGCAAGGCCGGGATTGCAACGATGCCAAACGGCTTCATCCTGCCAATCGTCGCCGGGCGCTGCTTCGAAGATAATCGGCAGATATGCCGGATTGTCGATCTCGCCGAGCGCGACCTTGCGGGCATAATCGTATTCGGTGAAGCCAAGATTTTCAGAACCGCGCCCGGCAGTCGTCGCGATCACCATAAGCGTGCCGCTGGTCTTGACCATGCCGGATTTCAGGGCTTCCCAAAGGTCTCGGCCCTTCCAAACGTGGATTTCGTCCACGAGGACGAAAGCGGGCGTCTTGCCATGCTGGGCCGCGCCATCGCTGGAAATGGCTTGAAGCTCGACCCCTTCAGAATTCAGGACGATCTTCTTCGCGCTGTTATGGGCGTTATAGATGCGGGTCGCCGCAACAATCCGCTTGTCCATGCGGACAATGTTCGCAGCTTCCTTGAAGCCAAGCCCGGCTTGTTCACGGTCGGACGCGGCAAAGATCACCTGTCCTGCAGCGACACGTTCGGGGCCGATGGTATGGAGCAAGGCAAGGGCTGCGGCGAGACTGGTCTTGCGGTTGCCACGCGGGATCATCCAGAACACGGTTTCAACAATCCGCCTGCCGTCCGCGTGTCGGGGTCCATAGATGCGGCGAACAATCCGTTCCTGCCAATCGTAGAGCTGGAAAGCCGACTTCGACGCGGTGCTGTTCGGGTGCCTCAACAACCGGAGGAACTTCACAGCCCTTTCGCCATAGCCGAAAGGGTCGGGAATATCGCTGCCGTCAAAAATCCAATCGGGATAGGTGCTTGCCATCAAAGCACCTTCAGGGGGTTGTCGCTGTCGTCATCGGCGGATGCACCACCGACACGCGCACGCGACACGGGCGAGAGACCATATTCAGCCGCAAGCTGCCGCGCTGTCTGCATCGCCTTATCCTGCGCGCGGCAAAACTTAAGATCGATCTCGCCGGTTGCGCGAAGCTGGTCCTCAATCTCGCGAACAAGGCCACGGGCGCGGCAATAGTCTTCGACGCCGCCGAGATCGCCACGGGTGATAATCCCGCGTTCAATAAGGCCGGGCCAGACGCGTTTCCATTCCGCACGGGCATACTCTGAAAGAGTCCTCGGCGCGGCGGGCGCTTTCGTCAACGCGTTGCTGTCGCGGGAAATGGGCGGCTTCACGCCGCGAAGGTGTGTCACCGGATCACCTCGCCGCGAAGCTCAAGGGCTTCATGCCTGCCGAGTTCCTTGATTTCTTTGAGGCCGTAGCTCTGGCCGTTGTGTGTCACACGGTCGGCGGTGGTGATGCCAGGGCGATACCGGACACGGAAAATCATGGTGCCGGTTTCGGCCTCGCCGTAGCCGGTGAAAAATTCGGTAGCGGTCTGCTGAAGGACTTCGGCCCAAACCACGGCCACGGGCGTCCATGCCTTCACCACGTCGCCGGTCGGCTTCACGGTTTCGGTCTGCCGGTCAATGGTGATGCGGCGATCCATGTTCCCGATATTGAGCACTAGACCACCCACCGAATGAGGGCTTCGACGGAAAGGACGCCGTGCCCATATTCGGGCTTCGGATCACGCGGGAACCGGGTTCCTGTCACCTTGAAGTGGTCGCAATAGCCGCCTTCAATCGGCAGATTGTATTTGGACAGGGCGGCGGCAAGGGTGCCGGTGATTTCTTTCGCGGCATCCTGCCCGGCATCCGGCGTCCAGATATGCAGGTCGAGATAAACCCACGCGGCGCTCTGGCTTGCGTAGTCGTTACCGTGCAAGGTCGTCGTGCCGTCGCTCATGACGATGCATGGCGTCTTATCCGGGCGGGTGGAGCCGGCGCGGATATGGTCAGCCGGGACAAGCGCCGTGACTTCCGGCTTATCCAGAAGCCGGGTGCGAATGGCGGTCTGAAGGGCAAGAACGGGTTCCACGGATTATCCTTTCCATGCATCGCGCACGGCCCTACGTCCGGCACGGTCAATGCGTTGCTGAAGGCGTTCGCCGAGAAGGCGAACGGCGAGCCAAAAGAATGGCTGCGCATCGGTCTTGCTGGTCCCGTATTCGACAAGGTGCGCATACCGAACGTCTGTATTGCCAGCGGTCACGATCACCTCATTTTCACCCGCCACGCGGGAGCCGCCCGGCTGACTGTAAGGCGGGGTCGCCTTTCCGGGTCCGGTGACGGCAATTGAGGTCTTGAGGTCGGGCGCACTGGTCGCCGGATCGTCGGGCGCAAGGTGACGCTGCATCGCGGCGAGTTCTTCCGCCGACGACATGAGCGCCTTGTTGATGCTCTTCCGGGGTGCTGCCTTCACGCGATCAAAGGCGCTCATGAGGTTATCGAGACCATCATTCGCCATCGTGGAACCACCTTTCCCGATAGCTATCGAGGACGACGGCCACGCCATGCGGCGCAAGCTGCGAGGTCAGACCGAAGGTCGCGATGTTGCGAACCTCATAATAGAAGGCGACAAGCCGAAGGATCGCCAACTTAAGATCAGCCGGGAACGGGTCGAGATCGGTCAGCGGCTTGCCGACATAGTTCGCCACGTATTGTTCGGCGGCTTCGATGTAAAGCTCGATCAAGGCGTCTTCATCGGTGCTATCCACCTTCATATGTTGCTTCGCCAGTTCCGGCGTGATGCCTGTCATTCGGCTGCTTCCTGTGAAAAAGTTAAATTCGGCCTCTCTTCCAAAGCCTTCCCCGCGCCGGTCCCCTTTGAAGGGGTAAAGTCCAAGACCACCCCCGGGTGCTTGCGGGCTGTTTTCGATCTGGGCGCGAGCGCTACCGCTTCCTCAATCGGCATCCTGCCAAGCCGGACAAGGAAGGCCGTCCTGCTAATGCCAACGTGTGCGGCCCACTCTGTCAGTGTCTTGCTCACGCCGTTTACCCAATAGCTCGTCCCTTTACGGCGCGAGGCTGGAAGTTGTTCAGGGCTGAAGATCGGCAACCGCTGGGTGCCAAGGCCGATTTGCATTGGCGTAGTGATCGCGTCAGCAATGGTTGCGCCGCGCTCAAGTCGCCCGATGATGATGGCTGGAGTGATCCCGTAATCGAGCGCCCATTCGGTGATAGGCTGGCCGATACCGTCGTGATCAAGGATGGTGGCGGGCGTCATCACAATGCACGCTCCTGCCGCTGTTTCACGCTGTTGTGGCATGGCGCGCAAAGGGGCTGCCAGTTTGCCCTATGCCAGAAGAGGCGCTTGTCGCCACGGTGCGGGATGACGTGATCCACCAGCGAGGCGGGGCTTCCGCATGTGCGGCAATACGGGTGCGCCTGAAGGTATTCGGCACGTGCTTTGCGCCATTCGTGGTCATAGCCACGGGCACGGGCTGAAGGGCGGCGCGCATCGTGCCGGGCCTTTCGCTCACGCTGGATAGTGCGCTGGCATTCACAAAGCTGGCCGTGGGGGACGATTGCGCCACAGGCGCAAATGCGGGGTGGCTTTCTCATCGGTCACGCCCTTGGCCTTTGAGTGCGTGCAGTCCGGCACGGTCAAATTCGGGATCAAGGCCAGCGACGACGTTACGCTCTGCCTGTTCCGGGTCGGTTTTATCGTCACTGCGGAAACGCGCCCAATACGCCCTGTTAATTTCGGTAGGTGTGGCGTTCCAAGCCTGTTCTGCCGTCCATCCGAGGATGCCGGTTGCGCGATCATAAAAGTTCGCGAAGATTTCAGCCCATGTCATGGGCCTATCAATCGTCAGCTGGTTTTTCCCCTTCGGATCGGGCGCCGGGGTGAGCATAGAAACGAGCTCGACCAGCGGGGCGCGAACGGACAGGAAGAATGGGAGAAGCGGCCTTCCGGGGATTGAAGACAGGAAGGCCGCTGCATCCTGACGGCTTGTCATCGTCAGGATCATTTCGGAAATGATCGTAAGGTTGCAATCGTCCAACGCCCGGAACAAGGCCGGAATGCCGTGGAGTTCTTCAAGGATGGTGGCGGCGCGCAGGGAGGGGCGAAGCGTCACGGCGTTGCCGCCGTGAACAATGGTGATTTCTTCGTATGCGCGCCGCTTGTTCATGGCTTACGCGGCAACCTTCAGCTTCACGAAGCGGTCGGGATGCGTCACGTCAGCGCCGACGCGCTTGCGGGCGTGGAACCGAACCTGTCCCTTGCCTGCGAGGCTGTAAGGGTCGCGAAGGGTCGAAAGGCCAACGCGGTCAATGATCCGGTAGCCGGAGAGATCGCCGAACAGGATCGGGAACTTGCCAGCGCCGATATCATCCATGTCGGGCATTTCGACAATCGGACGGCCAAGCAGGGTCATGACGCCGCCTGCCGTGATCGGATCGAGCACAAGGTAACGGCCAGTGCCGTCCTTCCACTGCCGAATAACGGACAGGGTGTTGCGGTTCATGAGCCAAGCGCCGTTCTGAGCGTGCGACGTGGCAATCTGGTGATACATGCCAATGATCACGTCTGCGGGGTTCGAAGTCGGGAAAGTCGCGGCAACGCCGGTCTTCACTTCCTTGATGCCGGAAGCGGTCATGATGCCCTTCGGCTGGCCGGTGCCCGTGCCCTTCACGAATGCAATGCCTTCGGTCTTGCCGAAGCTTTCGGCGTAGTCGGCAAGAAGTTCGCCCTCAAGGCCGTAAGCATTGTCTTCGAGAAGCTGGTTCGAAACGTCGGTGAAGGTCGCCAGTTCGAACGGGGTCAGCGTGACCTGTTCGAAGGTCATGCCGCTTTCGGTGCGGTCGCCGGTTTCGTCCACCCACGTTGCAGCAGTGCCGGACACGCGGCGCGGATACTTGATTTCCGGGGCTGAGATATTGACGACGCGGGCATAGCTGCGGATCGGGGAATATTCGTTCAAGAGCTTGATAAGCTCGCTGCCGAATTCTTCCGGGGCCAGGTATCCGCCGTTGGCGTCGGTCGAGACGGTGAGCGCCTTGACTTCATCCGGGCTGATACGTTCAACACCACGGCGAAGATAAGAGACGAACGCCTTCTGTTCGACGTTATCGTTGACGGCAGTGGGATGGTTGTTGTTATCGGCGGCGGGGCGGCGGTTCATCTTCGCCTTCATCGTGGCGATTTCTTCTTTGAGAGCCTTGACCTCTTCGGCGCTGGCAACCGGATCGGACTTCACTTCCGGCTCATTCTTCAGTTCGTTTTCCATGCTGTTTCCTTCGATGATTGATTTGACTTCGGCGGCGGCGTCCGGGTGAACCGGGCGGCGGCAAAGGCTGATTTCGGTGATGGTGAGATTGGTCAAAACACGCCCACCTTCAGGGCGGGCCTTGTGTTCGTGGAGGCGATAGCCAATGGACAGGCCACGCATGACGCCTGCCTTCATGTAGCGGCGGGCTTCCTTGGCAGGGTCCACGCCTTCGACAAACAGGCGGCCCTTCACCTCAAGGCCCTTGTCGGTGACGGCATAGGAATTCCAGATGCCGACAACCTTCCGCCCGTCATGTTCCATGAGCATCGGAATTTCGGGCACGAAGCTGAAGGCGGAAGGCTCGATAAGGTCGCCGTAGCTGTCCGGCTTGCCGAACGGCCACGCGGTGCCGGTCACGGTGCCGGTGTCGTCAATTGAGACTTCCGCTTTAATTTCGAGATTTTCGAGCGTGGCGGCGTCGATCATGCGGCCACCTGCTGCAGAGCGTCGTTGATCGCCTCCGTGCCGAAGAACAGAGCGGTAATGACGCCATCGGCAACGGCGAAGACTTCGGCCAGCGGACGCCCGATGGCATAAACGGAAACAAGGCGGTCGGCTTCAGCGGGAGCGGTGCCGCCACCAACAAGTCCGAGCCGGATAATTTCAGTCACGTCCGAAAAGCTGTAATCGGACCCACGGAAGCGTCGGAACAGAGCGCCGACGCCTTGGCCGGTCTTGCGCTCAAGTTCTTCAATTAGATCACGCGAGGGGAAGGCGAAGGTCTTTTCCCCGTCGCCAAAGAATGCACGGTGTTCGTTCATGGGTGTTCCTTGAGTGCGGCATTCAGTTGCTCAACCGACACGCGGTATGCGTCGTGAAGAGGTTTTCGTTGCTCTAACTCGACCAACGCGCGGAAGGCGCGCCCGGTGGAGCTACAGGCGGCACCATTGGGGCGGAAAAGTTCAAGGTCGAGACGAGCGGCAAGAACTCGTCGCGCTGCAAGCTGGGCCTTCTCTGGCATGTTCGATTTCAGAATCGTTGTAGCGATGTCGAAAGATGATCGGCTCACGCGGCTTCCTTCGCCGCAACCGACGCTGGCGCGGCGCTGCTGGTGGTATGGGGATTGATAAGTTCGTTGCCGTCTGGGAGGGGCGGCATATTCTGGATCGCGCGCGCCTCGTTCGGCGTCATGATCCGGTTTGTCACAAGGGCGGTCATGTTCGCGGTGCGGCTCGCCGCGTCGGCGCGCATGAGGTCTTCAGTGACAAACTCGAAGTAGTAGCTGTCGTGTTCGTCTTCGGTCAGAAGGACGGTTGCGAGTGCTTCCGTCCACGTATCCAGCCACGGGCGAAGGCAAAGCTGAAGGAAGGACGCACCCATCTGTTCGGCGTTGCTCCAGGTCGCCCGGCTCATCTCAAAAAGCAGATGCGGCGGAACGCCGAAGACGCGTGCGATGTCGGCAATCTGGAACACGCGATTTTCAAGGAACTGCGCGTCGGTAGAAGGCATTGTTTGCGAAACGAATTTGCGCCCACCGTCCAGATAGAGGGGTTCCCGGTTCTCTGATTCCTGCCACTTCCGCCAAGATTTCAGGACGTTGAAAAGGCGCTGCGCGCCCCCTGTATTCTCCGGCACCTTCTCCGGGTCTTCGATCACGCCACGGGGCATTCGACCGCTGCCGAATAGACGGGCGGCATCACGCTCAAGAATGGCGGAAAGGCCGATAGCCTCGCGTCCGAATGCTACAGGCGACCGGCCAAGGAAGGATCGGATATGAAGGATTTCGGTGTGCGGGTAATCTGTGGTGCCGCCGTCTTCAGTGACGCGGTAGACCGGAGGTGCGGCGGGTGTGTCTTCGATAATCGAGACAGTTCCCGGTTTCAGATAGATGAATTCGAACGGGCGCCCATCCGGGTAGCGCACGACGCGGGCGAAGCCGCTCCCGTAAATGAGGGCTTCGGCGGTCAGTTGGGTGCGAAGCCAAATCGGGCCCGTCCATGCATTGGAGCGGCGGTGCACGATGCGATAGGCGGAATGATCCTCTGCCGCCTGCTTGGTATCTTTCGTCTCGCGGTAAAGCTTTACGGGAAGAGAGCCGACGCTTTGGGAAATCAACCGGACGGCTTGCGCTACGGCAGGAACGTAAAGCGCTGACATGCCGCCGACGTTCACGCCCGAAACGGTAGAGCGAACGCCGAAAAGCTCTGAAATAGCAGGATCAGACAGGGCGTAAGCTTTGCGCCCGTCAAAACCGATCTTGCTTTTTACCTCAGTCCAAATTCCCATTAAGGACAATACTCCCATTAATCTAGGAATATTGTCCCACACTCAGATTCGCCTGTGAATCCCTTAAATCATCAAAAGTGATGATTTATTGCCTATTGATCACGAATTCTGATTGGTTGGTTCCGGAGCAGAAGGAAGGATGTCCCGAACGTTGTCCATTTGCCTCGCAATCTCGACCAGCTTCACATCGCTGCCGCCGTAATCGTCGGCAGAGGAACCGGAAGAGCGGCCAGTGATGTAACGGGCCGCCCGTTCGGTAATTCCACCCGTCGTAAGGGCGTCCTCAAACAGATGGCGAAAACCGTGGTTCGGCGGCGGCAAGTCATCCCGGTTCGGAAAGACTTTCTCATGTATCCATTCGCGAAGACGCTGGTCTTCGTTCTTCCCACCCGGAAAGAGCTTGCCGTCTGGCCGTGCTTTCACCCATTCGACAAATCCCTCTTTGATTAGCGCCCTATGCACCGGCACTTTTCGGGCCTTGTGAGTCTTAGTCGTCCGGCCATTGCCGACACGAATATGAATGAACCAATGACCTTCAACTTCGGAGATATCGCGCTTCTCTAGCGGGGTCACTTCGTTCACGCGTGCGCCGGTATGGGCGATGATCCAAGGTATCCAGCGGAAACTTGCACGGGTAGCAGTGCGAGCAAATTCAAGGAAATGCCGCGCATCCTTCAGAGAATAGGTTCGGTCGGCGCTATCGCCCTTTTCCACCACCGGCAGTTCTAGCGCCGTCCATGGGTCGCCGCCTGGGAACATCTTGTTTTCAGCTTGCCGGTTCGCCTCATTCATCAATGACCGGATGATGGTGATTTTGTCGTGGACCGTCTTACGGGATAGGTTTCCATCCGTGAGCATGTGGTCGCGCCATGCCTTACCATCGGCCAGCGTGATTGTGGCAACGCTCTTGCTCTTTCGGAAGTCTTCGAAGTCGGCTTGCGCTGTTCCATACTTATCCAAGGTCGCTTCCGATTTCGGACGGCTGAGACCGATGGACGCTAGGCGCTTCTGTTCCGTGATCACGTCGGCAAAGGTCACGGCATGAAAAGGTGACGCATCTTCCGGCTGTTCCTCGACCTCCTTTATCGCCTCGACAAGCAGGGGGTGCACGGGCTGGCCGTTAAAAACACCTTCGTCGCGCTCGTCCTGCCGAAGCATGGCCTCATAGGAAGCGACGCAAAGGGCTTGCGCCAGCGCTCGCCATTCCGGGGTTCCCTTCACGGTGTCGGTGTTGCCAGCAAGGCGGGCGCGCTCCAGCCGAGCGCCGACCAGTTCCTCTAGCTCGTCGTCGCTAAGACGTCCGGCGAAACCATCGCGGAACCGGCGTCCTTCGTCAGCGTCGATACCGTCTTGCGCATAACGGTAATCATGCTGTCGAATCTCTGCATCGAAGGTGATTTGGCTCTGATAGTCGCGAAGGGCGATCTGTTGCGTTGTGAGAGCATAAGGGGCGGCTTTCGGTGCGTTGCCGTTCGCCGCCTCGTGCTTGTGCCGGGCGATTCCAATCTGTCTTTGGATCGATGCGACGGCAGCGGCGTGATTCCGAAGGGCCGTGCGGCGGTCGCCGCCAAGCTGAATTTCGAGTTCAGCCCGGTTGTCGAGATAGGGGCGAAGTGCGGGAGGGATAACGACTCGCGCCGAGTAGCGCCCGTTTCGTTCTTTCCAGTGCTGAGGTTTTCCAGCCAT